ACAGATTGAATAGTGAATTGAGAGGCCATGCCGTATCGTATGGCCTCTGCACACAATGGCAAGGTGACTGGCAAAATAATAAAAGTCAGCAGGAACTAATTGAAATGTATATACGAGGCATTGATTTTTGTATTGAGCACGATTATCCGACAGTGGAATATATAAAAGGTAATTTTGACCGGAGTCTGCTTCATCAAAACCATATTTTTGTTGATGAACCAGTGACCGGAGGCAACAATGGTGTATATGTACTGAACGGTAAATGTTCAGGTAAACTTTCTTTCGGTAAATTTACAGCTGCTACTCTCCATTTGCGCCATGATAGTGAATTGACTCTTGAAGTGGAAGATTGCGCCAAAGTTTTTGTGAGTGTATATGATCGGGCTAAACTACATGTAAGGCAAAGCGATGTGGCTAAAGTTTATGTATATGTTCATGGTAAAGATTGCCAAGTGCAATATGAAGGTTACGTGTTGATAAGAGAAAGCCGAGAATAACCCCCGACTTTATTTTCCAGTCACACGTTTTGTCAAATAGAACTTGTGAGTTTTGTCTAAGAATACAACGTAAAATGTATCGCCAACCACATGACCGATAATTACTGCCGATCCATTGATATGTATTCTTGCCCAATTTGCATCTTCCGGTACATTTTGGGGAAATTCAAAAAGGGTCTTTTCTTTTGGTGGAAATGAACCATATATTGTGAATTTATCTCCATCTATCTGTTGACGCAACGGAGAACAGCAATAACCATGTAGCGTTTCCAATGCGAAACTTAACAACCCTGCGTTTTGCCAGTCCTTAAAAGTCGAGCCATATTTTTGTGTAGTGTCAAGATATTGGAATGAAATTTTAAAGTTTGAAGTCCGGGCTTCATCATTCACACTTGGCTTCTTCTTGTATGGTTCGGCTAATTTGGATTTCTTTTTATACCCCTGCATTTTGTTCACTCTTATAGAATGCTTGTACCGTTTTCTTTGAAATTATTTCATGACATTTATCTGCCTCTGCATAGCCAATACGTGCTTCAAGCCACGGACGTTCATTGTGCGTAGCTCTTTCCAGTTCCAATCCCGTCCAAGTAGATAGGTCTGTCAAAATAGAAACAATTAAAGTTTGTTGGTCTTGTGTTAGCTTTCCAAATTCCTTATCTACATCTTTTCCGGTAGAATTTGAATAGCTCAATTCCGCATACAGCATAGATTTGTCTTTAAGACTATCGTAAACTTTACGACTAACGGGGCCATGCACCCATGCTTCAAAAGAATCTTCGACTAACTCTTGATCGAAATATGCAAGATGATATGCATCACAATAAAAAAGTAGCTTTTGCAATTTTAGATGTGACATCGGTCCATAGTGCTTTAGAATATAGTCAGAAAGCACCACAGAATCTATTTTTTGAAGTTCTTTTGTCTTTTCCATTATAATCATCCTTTGAATAATACAAAGGTAGCGCTTTTTTATATAAAATCAAAGAAATCATGTCTATTTAACTTGCTTTCTTACTTTTAAAGTCAAAAATAGAAGTTGTTGACTGATGTAGTATTATGTGCAATGAAATTGGTTACTTGATTACTTTTAATCATTTTAGAGATTGTCTATGTTTAAAATATTCCGTATATTTGTGGCAAAGACAGAGGTCTTGTTTTTATTGCGTCAAAGATTGCATTAAGTATTTTTAATATGTATACTACTTAAAATATGAAGTGTTTTATAAAATAAGTAGTATATTTGTGCCCGTAACAAGAAGGGAAGGCTTGGTGCAATCGACATACTACGAAGTTTGAGCCAGTCGTGGCTATTCTTAATATATCGCCTGCAACGTCCTTCCCCTTTGGTTGCAGGCTTTATTTTTTTTCTAAAGCCTTACTTATTAGCGGTTCTATCAGTGCCCACCGCGCGGACTTGTCACCCGTGAGATAAAAAGGCTCTTTGTCACATAGGATATATCAAAGTAAGATTAAAACCTCAAAGCTGATCCGCTTACCATCAGGAGGTCAACCCAAACAACATACATTCTTGCTTTGAAGAATGGCACCGGAGAAAGTGTTGCTTATAGTGGCTGGTTTATTTCTCTGAAAATTCAGAAAAATCGAGTTTTTGACAATATACACATAGTATAAAGAGAAATAAATAAAAATCTCCTGAACTTGCTTATATGTATGTTTGGGAGAAAAGGGTAAGAAATAGTATGCAAGTAAAATATAAAAAAACATTGTATGAAGACAAATCAAGAAATGGTGCGATACATTGATAGTTTTTCTGTGGTTCAGCGCACGAGTGATGGTTATTTTGACGGAACTGAATTGCTTCGGCAGTGGAATAATGTAGAAGGGAATCCGAGAAGGCAAATGAGTAAATTCTTAGAATCTGATAATACATCAGAGTTTTTGAAAGCTCTTGCAGAGGATGAAAGCCATAGAGCAAAAATGCTCATTGGTGAAAATCAACTACTTATAAAAGTTAAGGGTAGAAATACGAAAGAAGGCAAAACACCCGATAAAGTTTGGATGAATCCGCTTCTGTTTATCAAATTTGCTATGTGGATAAATCCGTCTTTTGAAGTCAAAGTATTACGGTTTGTGTACGATGAAATGATTCGCTATCGAAACGATGCCGGGGATGCTTACAAAGAACTTGGCTCTGCCGTTCAGAAGATAGTTCCTAAAGAGTTTATGCCGAAAGCAATGCAAAAGGTTGGGGAAGCATTGAATTGGGTTGTGTTTAACTCACATGAGAAAATGCTTCGCAACAAGCAGGGTGATGAAAGCAAACAACGCGAACTGTGGCAGCTTGAAAAGAAGGTGGCTGATTTAATCAACGAGGGATTCATTACCAACTTCGATAATTTAATATCATACCTTAGAAAACAATATTCAAAAAGGAACTATCCTGCCGTGTTCCAATTACAGCAAGAAAATACAAATTTTATCCACTATAAATAATAAATCAATATGGAATTAGTAGAATTTATGAGCAACAAAGAATGCGTTGTAGAAACATTCAAAGTAAATGGTCTTATTGCAAAAGACAATACGGTAACAGAGAAAGGTTTAATGGCTATACAGTTCTATTTAGATATGATAGAGCAAAAGAAGCCAGAATTAGAAAATTGTCAAACGGCTTATATGTCATGTAGTGAGGTGGAGGAATGGGAAAAGAAAAACGCTGCGGCTTCGGTAAGTTTTGACAGCGGAGGGGTAGTCGAGTTTCTCCCGATAGAAATGTTCTCAAAAGATGCTAAAATAGAAAAGGGAGGTGGCATAAAAGGTATGCTTATTTCAATGTGCGATTGCGCATGTGAAGATGAAATATCCGAAATAGTATCTTCAAATGATGAAATTCGTAAATTGAGAGATGCGCTTAACAAATATCTCGAAAGCTGAATACTTTTGGCTAAGAGTGGCAAAATGCACAAAATAAAATTGGGCTGACTTTGGAGCCAGCCTAATTATAATTTATACGCGAAAACATTAGCCAGATTATGTTAGCTCAATATTTAATGGTAGTCAGCGTTAAAAGACGTACTAATATCTTTATATTTAGAATATAATTTGATTTTATAAATATTATATGTTCCACGACCATTAAGTATAGACTTATCTACGCTTTTATTTGCGGATTTAAATATAAAATAATAATTACCATAAGGGATTGTAGTTTTATATTTTCCCGTATTGTCAATCGTACAACTATATTTTACTTTATTTGATTTGAGAATATCAACCAAACATATAGCTAATTCACCTTCTCTCCTAATTTGTTCTTCAGCGGAAATGTAAAAGTCATATTCTTTTAATTTGGCTATTGCTTGTTCTTGCCCAACAAGTTCTTTCCATTTGATGTATTGTAACAAAGATTCATACCCCATTTGTATAGAGTCATTTTTTAATTCAATATCTTGTTTGAAATATTTACATGGTATAATATATAATTTTGCACCAATATCGGCTTTCGTACCTGAACCATTGTCGTAAGTTACAAGCCCATTTACAGATGAATAACTAATCTGTTTGTTCTGCGAATAGGAAGTAAAACACATAATAGTATAAAGCAAAAAGAATAATATATTTTTTTTCATTTCTTATGTAATTTATTTAATAAATATTTTATGTCATTCTTGAATCTTTTTATATTAAAACGATTTTCGGGAAAATCGACATAGAAGAAAAATAGCCATGTTGAAAATGGTAGTATGACTACATAAAATATAATCCAATGCCACCCAGTAACACTAAAGCAGATCAGAAGAATCACTACTATCCAAACTAAAACTCCTAACATATAATAACCTCTTTTATAATTAAATACAAAAGTATTAATAAATAAAATTATGACAAATGATATTTTTTATGTTTTTCAACATACACGTGGAAGCAAGTTAGGGGTTGAGTATAATAATCTACTAAAAAATGCTTTTATGGCATTATTTTCTATGATTATATAGAAAATACAATTATATTTGCGTTGAAATAATATTAAAGTATAAGGCCATAGAGCTTGTTGTGGAGACTAAATATCTCTGCGGCAAGCTCTTTTTT